CTATATCTTGTGGAGAATGATGTTGACATTATCATCATCTATGACAATCCGATCAATCAGGAGGGTCAGACAGGCGCGCTTCTCCTCCAAGGTTCCGGTTTTAATGATGGACATGAAAGTCGAACGGGCTGTTATCATTTCCTTCAATGAGCTGCTGGGGGTGGACTTCTGGCGGGCCGCCTCCTCAAGGGTTGATTTTTCCTTGGAGAGAATTTCAATCTTTTTTGAAATAGTTTCAATCGGAATGCTGCCTACCTGATACAGGTCGATCAGTTTTCCGATCTGACGGTCAATCTCTCCTAAACGGGCGCTGTAGTCGATGGGCGGCTGGGGCGAGGGAGTTTTATTTTCCAGGTCCGAAAAGTTCAGGCGAGCAATGTAATCCGTCACGAGAGCGTCAAGCTCCGGAATCTTCCATTTTTTGTTCCGGCAGTTTGGGTCAATGATATATTTTTTGTCCCCTTTGGTTCGGCTGTAGCAGGAGTAATTGCCGTGCTCCCCATGGAAACGGGCACCGCATTTGCCGCAGTAGATGAGGCTGGCTAACAGAGTACTGGCTTTGAAGGGGGATCGTTTGAAGGTATCTGAGGACCGGTGGGAGCTGGAGAAAAGCTCTTGGACCTGTCGGAACTGTGCCTCTGGGATGATCGCAGGGTGATTGCCGTGATAGATGGTACCCTTAAATTTCACTTTTCCAGTGTATACCTCATTTTTCAGAACATTACGAACTAATGTCTCGCTTTTCCAACCACCGTATTTTGTGGTATATTTTTTCTGCATGTACTGCCAGCAGTCGTAAACTGAGTAGCCCTTAAGGAATCGAGCGTATAGGTCACGCACCTGCATGGCCTCGTATTCGTTCACGATCAGATTACCGTCTATGTAATCATATCCAGTGGGGGCGGTAGGGCCGCCGTGAAAATATCCACTCTTGGCGCGACCGATCCGGCCCATGGTGAAACGCTCGGTGATCTGATCCTTTTCAAGCTGGGCGAACACGGAGAGAATGCCTATCATGGCACGACCGAAAGGCGTCGAGGTGTCAAAGTTTTCATTGATGGATATAAAATCCACGTTTTTTGAAAGAAAACAATCCTCAATGAGGGTTAGTGTATCCTTTTGGCTGCGGGATAGACGATCCAGTTTGTAGACCACTACTAGGTCAATGATACCATAGTCGATGTCGGTCAACATTTGCTGGAGCGCTGGCCGGTTTAAGTTCCCTCCAGAGTAGCCGCCGTCGGTATAGAATTTGACGATGTGGATATCTTTTGCCTTACAGTAAGCTCTCAGACGGTCTGTCTGTTCCTCTATGCTGTAGTTCTCCAACTGGTTATCGGTGGAAACGCGGACATAGCAAGCACCTTTGATCATTAATATCACCTCTTAGATAAAGTATGATTTTTGGGTACAAAAAATACGCCCCTTGCCAGCGCGTCCAAGAAATGATATAATAGCAGTGCATATTTCCACGTTCTATCATTCCTGGTACTGAAAGCCTGGAAGGGTAAGAATTATGTAAAAGTCTCTGTGTTCCCGCACAGGGGCTTTTATTTTTACGATATTGTCATTTCAGGTCCATCCCAATCGCTTCTAAAATCTATGAACCAGAGGTTAAAAGCTAAGTTCAGCTGAAAATTCCCAGCTGCAGGATTGTTTTGAGTTGTAATCATCGATATATTTTCTAAAATTATATCTGACATTTTTTTCTAAAGGCGTAGCAGGAGCGAAGGATTTTAGTTTATACTCCAGGCTCTTAAAATAATCCAATTTTTCTTCCGCTTTTCTTCTGGGGATAAGACAGGTCCTTTGAATATCCTCCAGGGAACAAATATTTAACTCTTGAAGTATTACATCAGGGCACATAACATACATGCAAAATAATTCAACCTCCCGTTCTGCCCATATTACAACGTCATCATAGCTTCCGGAAGCACTCATTAAATGGGTAACGTGTCCAAGTTCAATGTGTCCTAGCTCATGCATAATCGACCAGTTGCGTTCCAAGAAGCTGCATTTCATATTAATCCCCAAACCGTAAGGGGTTGTTGCTGATCTGGTCGGATATACGAAAGCATTTCCAAAAGCACATATTATTTGTTCAGGAGTGGCATTAAAAATATGAAACTGTTCATATGGCCTCAGATAATACTTTCTCCTGCGGAGGATAGCCAATGCATTTATAGGCAATGATGTGATATTTTCTTTTAGGATAAATGTATAGGCCATATTTTTTATATAATTAGTGTTTATCTTTGTAGTAACCATTACTAATTTTAATGACACATTATTATTCTCTTAATGTGTTTGCCTCCTCGATCATTCGTTGTACAATCTCTTGGCTTTCTACCGAATCATCAATCCCCTTTTCTGCGGCCATGGGGTACATGGACTGATACCGCTTCAAAGCGCCGCGCCTTCTAATCAAGTACGCAATGTCGCTGGAGCTGTGTTCCATCAAATTTCCTACAACCCGACCTATACAATAGAATTGTGTAGTATCATATATGGGTTTTGGCGCATATTGCCGATTAAATGATATAAGTTCATGGTCTCCAAGTTCTTTTATGAAGCATTCTCCATCCACTTCAAAAACCCCGATTTCTCCAATTTCTAAATCGGTTGTTTTTTCAACGAGCACAATATCGGAATCCCAATATACAGGCTCCATAGAGTCGCCGTTGACACCTAAGGCAAAATCAACATTCTTCGTCTCTTTATTGTCTGGAATTTCAATTTCATTGGCTGGTATGTCATCCCAAAGAATTTGTCCGGTGCCAGCAGAAGCCAATCTCTGATAATAATTCACGATACGAGTAGGCATTGGGATGATCGGTGTTGATTTTGGACTATTCATACCGTTCATTCGCTCTAACTCCCAAGAAAGAACGGTATCTATGTGTTGCTTTCCAATTTCGTCAAGATCCCGGTATCTTTTTATATGGGCTATTTCATCATAGGTTAGTTTTTCATTTGATTTTGGGTAAACCCCGTAAATATCATTAATAGAAACATTGAGAATTTTACATACCTCGAACAGGATATCTATTGTTGGACAATTAGCCCCTTGTTCCCAATTAGAAACCCTGGAGGAACTTACACCTAATTTAGAAGCTAATTCTTTTTGGCTAAGATTAGCTAATTCTCTGTATTTAACAATGTTCCTCGAAATATTTTTTTTAATCGATTCATCACTAGCAGCCATTAGTCTACCTCCTATAAAAAAATAATACCACAGTAATATTGTAAAATCAATAAAAAAATACAGAAAATCTGAAAGAAGTATTGACATTACAGAAAAACTGTTATATCATCGAATTGTACAGAAAAACTGTATAGAAACAGGAAAATTGAAAGGAGTGAGTAGTGTGCTTGGTAAAAACATTAAAGATTACCTGGACGAAAATGGGATTAGATATTCTCATGTATCTGAAAAAACTAATATTCCAATGAATGTTCTTAGTCCGATGTTGAATGAAAAGCGAGAGATAAAAGCAACAGAATACTTTAAAATTTGTGATGCCTTGGGCGTTGGATTGGATAGATTTAAAGAGCCGGATCAGAAAGGCGCATGAGAAATATATAAGGAGATTAAAGGCAAGCTGGACAACGTAAGTAGTACAACCACTATAGCATACATTCTATCAGAGAGGGGTGGTGATAATGGTAACGATAACGACACATGACGGGAGAGTTTACACAGATCCCAGTCAGATCAAGATACTTCGGAATGAAAATACAGAAATGTTTTACCGATTTCTTGAAAGCTTTGCTTTTGGAAAGGGAAAGAAGGAGACCGCCTAATGGCGGCCTGTTTGGACAAGCTTATGGAGGTGAAAAATGTTGGATGATTTTACATACACCGAGCTGCAGGAAGAGAATACCTGGCTACGCGGTAGCCTGCGGGAGGCACGGAGAGGCCAGGAGAGGGCGGAGCGGATGGCGCTGGCGTTCGTGGTACTGTTCTCAGCGTCGGGGACGCTGTTGGCGTTGATCTGTGGCGGGATTATTGTAGTGTGAGGGAGGCGGCTAAACACGTGAAGCTTATTAAGATGATGGCGGTGGAGCGGCTGAAAGAGTCTGACCGCGGGCTGAGAGAGGCGATTGCCTGGGCTGCTGGGTACATCGAGGAAAACTCGAAAACTAATCCGAATGCAGTTTACAAGGCGAAAGACGTGAGCGAGCTGTTGAATTATTTCTACCAGTTAATGCAGGATGGGAAGTGAGACGATGTCAAGAGCATGTGAGGAATTACAGAGGATCATGGATCAACTGGCAGACTGGCAGAACCGGCATGGAGGCTGCTACGTGACCGAATACGAAAAAGAACCCCAGACGGAGGCAACCGTCCAGGATTTGTGGAAATAAATAAAAAATCACATCCTCATTATACATGTGGGAATGGAGAATTGCAATGGCAAAACAAGAGAAACCGTAAACAATGGTTTCTCCTGAGGGCAAATAAACCAAAGAAAGGATCAATATGGAAAATAATAAAGTAAGCATTATTGGGGAAATCGTTTCAGGATTTACATTCAGTCATAAGGTGTTTGGTGAGGGCTTTTACATGGTAGATGTGTCAGTCAAACGTCTTAGCGGGCAGGCCGATATTATCCCGCTCATGGTGTCCGAGCGGCTCATCGATGTGCATAAGAATTACATAGGCTGCACCATCGAGGCCCTGGGCCAGTTCCGCTCCTATAATCGCCATGAGGACGTGAGAAACCGCCTGCTGCTTTCCATCTTTGTGCGGGAAGTTCATTTCATGGAGGAGTTCACGGATTACACGAAAACCAATCAGATTTTTCTGGACGGGTACATCTGCAAAGCGCCCATTTACCGGAAAACCCCGCTAGGCCGGGAGATCGCCGATATTTTGCTGGCTGTGAACCGTCCCTATGGAAAGTCCGACTACATACCCTGCATTTCCTGGGGACGAAATGCCCGCTATACCTCTAGTTTATCAGTAGGCACTAAAGTTAAGATCTGGGGTCGGATTCAGAGCCGAGAATATACCAAAGCGATCAGCGAGACCGAATGCGAGGAACGGATCGCCTACGAGGTTTCTATCAGTAAAATGTATTTGAATTGAGTATAAAAATGGGTGGGGTAAAGCGTAAGCGATACGCCTGGTTGTGAAAGACTGCAATGCTGACAGTATCCCTGGAGGGGCGATAGTATATGGGCGGCAGACGGCTACGGTCGAGAGGCTATAACTACTTCACACACCCATTTTTTAATATCTGGGAGGTAATACGATGCATTTAAAATTAATTTCCGCACATTGCGAAAATTTCAAGGGGTTTAAGGCGGCAGATGTACAATTTGGTGAGAATATCACACATATTTGCGGATGTAACGGCCTTGGCAAGAGTACGATTGCCGAATTAATCATGTGGACGTTGTTCGGTGTTGGATACGACCTCACCAGCAATCCAAAAGTGCGCCGGGAAGTTGATCAGGTGCCTGTGGCAGATGTGCCAGTAGTTGGGGAAATCGCCATGGTGGTGGATGAGAAAGAGATAATTGCCAGAAAGGTTCAGAAGCGTAGCACGAAGAAGGATGGCAGTTACTCCGATGCCAATACCTACTCTATTAACGAAGTGGAAAAAACGTTGCGGGATTTTCAAGCATATTTTGCATTCAGTTTCGATGACTTGCTTATGTGTATGAATATTGGTTCCTTCTTGTCAAAGAAGCCAACAGAGATGCGGGAGTTCCTGTTTAAGCTCCCGAAAGATATATCGGTTAAGGATATTGTATTAAACTATCCAGAGTTTGGCGATCTGGCTGGGCTGATGGAGAAGTATTCAGTGGAAGAGATTTCGGCCATGAATAAGGCTAGTATTAAGAAACTCAACGATGAGATAAAAGAATATCCAAGCGCAATTAAGGAGCTTTATCGTTTGGTTGTAGAAGATGTGGATACAGCCGAAATGGAGCTGCAGAAAAATTCTCTTATGGACCAGATTGCAGAAATCGAACGCCAGGAAGAGGATTCACTGTCCCAAGCTAAGGAACTTGAGACAATGAGCAAGGATATTCTGGAATTACAGTTTCAGAAATCCGAAATTGAGCGAATGGCAAATAGCGCACTGATTGCGCAACGTCAAAAGATTCAGGAACGCATTGATTCTGTGGATAAGAAACTTCGTAGCGCTACCAATGATTGCAGTATGGCTGAACTAGATATACAGCGATTGGAGTTAGCGATCCAGAGGAAAAAGAAAGAAAAAGTGGATTTAATTACGGAATACAATTCTGTAGGTGAAGCCACATATCCAGAATATCAACCAATACCTGCTTTGACGGAGAATGATTTGAACTGCCCCACTTGTGGTCAGGAACTGCCGGAGGATATGAGGGCACACAATCAGACGCTTTGGTTGGAGCGAGAGGAGAAAAACCGTTCTCAATATGAACTAGCCAAAGCTAATTTTGAAGAATCAAAAGCGAAGAAGCTTGTTGATATTGTTGAAGAAGGAAATCGCTGCAAAAAAGAAATTTCCAAATTCAAGGATGAATTAGCTGAGACAAAGGCCAAAATTGAGTCTGTTGCGGAACAAAAGGCACTTTTTTATAAGGAAATAGGTGAAGCAAAGGCCATGCTGGAGGCATTACCGATTCGGGCTGATCTTTCTGAAAATCAGGAATATGAGGCGCTGGTATTGGAAATTCAGAAAAAGGAAGAAGCTATGCGCTCAGCCAACTCAGGGGCTGATTATCGGGCGATTCTTAAAGAGAAGAAAGCAGAGATTCAGTCTGAATTGGATAATGTCAAGAACCAGATCGCCAGAGTAATGAAAAATGCTGAGTTGGAAGATCGGATTGAGTTTCTTCGTAACGAACACGCCCAGAAGGAGCAGGCAAAGGCAAACTGCGAAAAAATCCTGGTGCTTCTGGAGGAGTTGGACAAAAAGAAAAATGAGTTAATGGTTGATGATATCAACAGGCATTTTGGTGGAAGGGTGACCTGGGACCTATTTGCATTTGCAAAAAACGGCGGTTACAAAAAAGATTATTGCGAACCCTGCATCGATGGCTATCTTGTTAGGGACACAGCGAACCATGGGCGAAAGATCGAAGCCATGCTTATTATTGCCCTCACTATACAAAAAATTGTTGGGATTCAGGCCCCTGTGATTTTAGATGATGGAGAAAGCCTTGATCCATGGCGGATTCCAAAGTGTAAGAGCCAGCTAATCGTAATTCGTAGAACAGATGATAAAGAATTACGATTTGAGGTGTCATGATGTACAAGTTTCGAAAAGGCGCTGGGACATCCAGTAAAAATCATCGGAGAGATCCGATGAAAAGATGTGAGGACTGTGACGAGTGCGTATATATATGCGAGGGAGATTTTGTCTGTTTGAAAGGGGAACCCAAAATAATTCTTGTGGATTTTTCAACCCAGACAGATGATTACGGTTGGTGCATGAGTGAGTAAAAGGAGAAATAGCTTATGAAGTTGAAAGTTACGGATCATCCATATTATTGTAGCGAAACCAACTATTATGTGGAGGTTCCAATAATTTTGGAAGAAGCGAATATGATGGCTGGTCAGATTTCAAAGAAGAATGGCTGCGAAGCGGAGGAAGGAGTTTAGCAATGCTGATTAAAGTTCAGTTTTTAAAGGGGGACAAGCCGCATGGTAGGGAATATACATATCGTTCCAGTTCTCCGATTAAGGTGGGAGACAAAGTGCAGATTAATAGCGTGGCAAAAGGTATCGTGACTGCGGTTGATGTGCCGGAGGAAGAGGTCGCGGCATTTGCGGACAAGGTAAAAAGCATTGTTAGGCAAGTGAAAGATGTAAAAGCTATTGTTAAAAACTGGTCTTTATATGCAAGTGGCGACAATGGGTTCACCGCACCGGAGCTTCTTCACTATCATTTACAGGGGAATGTGTATGGGCGACAGGGATTTAATGATGGCGACCCAATCAATACATCACGAATTGTTGGAGTCGAGGATATGGGCGATCACAAGGAGATTGTCACCCGTACTGGATCGCGGTATCTGGTATATCCACAGGATGTTGATCCGGATGCAGAGAAGGAGTATCCAGGATATTATGACCGGTTAAAAATCAGAGAAAATTGAGCCAGTGGATATTGGAGAAAGTGAGGAATAGATGAAATTATACGGATATTCAATTTATGACGGAAAGATGAATTGTAAGGAAGTAGAGGTAGAGGAAAAGCCTAAAACCTACAAAGCATTATCAATGTCTTTTCCATTTATATACAGAACAATGCTCAATAAGTCAGATATAGGAAATTTTGTTGGATATGGAAACAAGGCAGTTTTCTATACAGAACCGAGCAAAGACAAGGCAAAGGAATTGTTTTTGCAAAAATTCAAAAGGGAACTTTCTGGCAAAAAGGAAGAAGTGTCTATATTGGAAAAGAAAGTGAAATGCTTAGAAAGCGAGGATTAAGATTATGGCAACAGCATTAAAGCACAAACAGAGGAGTCATCGGAGCTATCAGCAGAACCGAAAGGTCATGGGAAGCGTAGCAGTCGCTTCGTCGCAGTTGGCTAACAGCCATCATTATAATAAGATGGCGTGTAAGCAGGAAAATTGGTTGGAGACATTTAAGCAGATGTTCCGTACTGGGCAGAAAGGGGATAGATAACCATGGCAGCTTTTAAAGAATTGCTTGGAAAAACGCTTGAAAAAATTGAGCGGGTGGGTGATGAGGAGCTTCATTTTTTCTGTACGGATGGAGCACATTACAAAATGTATCATGAACAAGATTGTTGTGAGTCGGTGACTATCGAAGATATTGTGGGTAATCTCAATGACCTGATTGGTAAGCCGCTTACAATGGCAGAAGAAGTAAGTAATTCTGATGATCCGGTGGAAGAGGAGTATGCCCCGGATTCCTATACATGGACATATTACAAACTGGCAACGGTAGGGGCATATGTAACCATCCGATGGTTTGGTGAATCGAATGGCTATTACAGCGAAGCTGTAGATTTTGTGAGAGTTAAGGAGGGGTAATCATGGCTACAAAGCAGGGAGAGCAGAGACAGGAAGTAACAACTCAAACACAAACCAAACCGTCTGCAATGGCATTTAGAAGTGAAATTGCAACAGTAACAAATGCTTGTGTTGAATCTACACGACAGATGTTGGAAGAGCGTGGTGTGACATTTGACGAATACTCCAAACAGTGTGTAATTGCGGCCATGGGGAGTATTTACAGTTTGATACATAATCAGGGACTTACTCCCAATGATATCAACCCGGCAAATTTGCAGAGCACGTTGTTGACCGTTGCCGCACTTAAACTCAATACTAATGCAGTTCCCAGAGAGTGCTACTTTCAGGTACGCAGTGTAAATACAGCTAAAAAAGGTCAGAAGGCAGCTTGGGAAAAACAAATTGAAATGGGCCTTGAAGGTGATGGGAATGATGTTTTAACTGCTAAATTTGGCAGGGGGATTAAGATAGTGCACCCATATTGGCTTGTCCGATCTGGCGATAGTTTTTCTTATGGAAAAAGAAAAGGTATCGAAGTAGAGCCGCCAGAATGGGAGCCAACGGGGAAAGGCGAAGTTGTGAGGGTGGTTTACCCTATTGAATATGCCGATGGTCATATCGAGTTTCATTTTGGAGAACGTGATGATGTACTGAAAAACTTATATGCACATCTTTCAAACAATCTGATGAATGAAACCTTTGGAGTTTGCGAAAATCGGTATGAGGCCACACCTGCACAGAAAAAACAGATTTCCGAAAAGAAAAAGGAAATTATGGACAAGGCAAAGGAACTGAATGATTTGGACAAGATTTTGGATTGCCCGGAATTGCAGCCTTATCTTTCTCCGGCATGGACAGAACCACAGTCCAGAGAAAGTATGATTATTCGAAAAATGCGTAACAACGTCATGAAAAAAATTCCGAAAGACTTTGGAAATCCGGTAGCGGCGCAGGAATATAGACAACTTGACGATGTTGTATATCAGCAGGTGATAGAAGAAATTTCAGAAAACGCTAACGCTCAGGAATTCCCGATAGTACCAGAGAGAGAATACCAGCAGGGCATCGAACAGAAGGAAGTTCATAAGACAGTGGCAGATGTGACCGCAGGGCAGAAACAGAAAGAACCAGTACCGGTAGCGGATAAAAGCTGGATGGAGGACTAGCACAATGGAGGTCATCATTAAATTCGGAGATGTGGAAGTACATATGTTGTCGAGGAGTTTTCGTTTCTCTGAAGATGATAAAAGTGGAGTGGTAGAATGATTGCTGTGATAACACCATCTGGTGCGTTTCTGTATGAAATGTCAGAAAATGAATCGGATGCCTGTGCTAAAACCAAAGGGTTTCTTGATGATAAGGCTATTGATAGAGTGGTGGGATGGTTATTCATTACTAAAAATATGCCATATCAGATATTAACACTAGGAATCAGTATTTGCTATGTTGATATTGATAGTATGAGATCTATCGCACAGGAAAGAGCGGATTATGTAAAAATCGGGACATTTGAATTTCAAAGCATGTGGAATCAACTGTACCCAATTAAAAAACGTATTAAGGGGGCGGATAAATGTTTTTGAAATGTATCGCTTCCGGGTCGAGTGGAAATGCCTATGCATTGATCGGAGAAGAGGAAATTCTACTGTTAGAATGTGGAATTCCACTAAAAGAGGTCAAAAAGGCCATCGACTATCAAATTCTAAAGATAAAGGGATGCTTGGTTTCTCACGAACACCAGGATCATCTAAAATACGTCAGAGAATATCTAAACGCCGGGATCCCGGTATATACCAATGAATTGACCAAAGAAAAAATACAGACTAAGGCGGGCGATCAGTTGCATGGCATTCCTGAAAAAACATCATTTCGAGTAGGTGGTTTCAAGGTTATTCCATTTTGGGTGCCACACAATGATACACCTTGTTTCGCATACCTGATTGAATATGCGAAAATGGGGCAGCTCCTATTTGCGACAGACTATGAGTATCTTCCTTGGACGTTCAGACAGTGGGAAATTAATCATTTTCTCATTGAATGCAATTACAGTATGAATTTTGTTGATCAGAGTATTACATACTACGAGCATATTTTGAGGGGACATGCCTCACTGCAAACGTGCATGGAGGTAATTAGAAAAAATCGAACACCAAAGCTTCGAAATGTGATCCTATGCCACATAAGCCAAAAGTCAGAATCGGGTGAATATTTTATGGCTGAGGTAGAAAAAGTGGCTGGAATTGGCACAAAAGTGTGTTGTGCGACGCCTGGATTAAGTCTTGAGCTGTCAAAAGATCCTTTTTAGGGAGGGAATGTATATGCTTAAAAAAGCTAACATACAGTGGTCTGGCAAGACCCTGAGAAATCAGATCGAAAAAGGTCAAGTGTCATTCGAGTGTGCAGTGCAGAGAAATCCAGTCTGGGATATTTCGCGGAAATCTTTGCTTATTCACTCCATGATCGAAGGCTATCCGATCCCGCCGTTTTATTTCGCGAGGAGGAATGATGGTAAATATGACGCCTTGGATGGTCAGCAAAGGTCGCTGGCTATCAAGGGATATCTGGATGGTGAATTTCTGTTGTCAGAAGATATGCCTCCAGTGACAGACGAAAACGGATATCCTGTGACTGTGGCAGGACTGGGGTTTGCAGAGCTGCCGGAATGGATACAGGATAACATTAAGGACTATTCCTTAACCATCTATTATTTTGAGGATATCACGGAAGAGGAGATTGCAGAACTGTTCTTTCGAATCAATAACGGGAAACCCCTTACCGGTGTAGAGCTGACACGGGTTAAAGCTAAAAGCATTCTGAAATTCCAGGAGATTGCCAGACATGAAATGATTTCAGAAGCAATTACAGAAGCTGGGAAGCGCCGATATAATGATGAGAATGTTGCCATGCAGGCTTGGACATTATGCTTTTCGGATTGCCGAGATTTTACAACTAAAGGATTTCGCCCGTTTATCGAATCTGCGGTGGTCACTGAAGAACAGGTGCGGGAAATTGGACAGGCTCTTGATTGTGTCAAGGCAGTATGTGATATATTAAACCCTGAAGAAAAGGCTGATAAACGGGTTTTAAAGAAGATTAGAACTAGAAGCCATCTGGTATCCTGTACTTACGTGGCGCTTAAAGCTTTACATACTGGAATGTCTGTAGAAGAATTGAAAGAGATTTTATATAAGTTTTTTGATTCTAACCAGACCAGTGTTAGTGAGATTTATAACAAGTCTGTTGGCAGCGGTTCTGCAAAGCCAGATAAGGTACAGAGCAGAGTGCAGGTTCTGGATTCGTTAATTGGAGGTTGAAAATGTCCGATAATGAGAGACTTGAAAAGTGGTTAAGTGAACATGATGGAGAAGAACGCTGTAAGTATTGCAGATATGATGATGGCTGTCCTCATGGTATTGCATGTTACGGCGGTTCTCCTATTGAACCAGCATGTTGCTATTATGACATCAAGGATTATCTTGACATAGAAGCCATCCTTAAAGATTTGGAGGAAGAAAATAAGTGAAGAAAACAGCGAGAGTGATTGTTACATATGACTGCCCCAGGCATTGCGAAAATTGCTGTAATGAGCATATCGGGAATGTGCCGGAGGTTAAGTTTGAAAATCTGCTGAAATATGAAGAGTTGGTGATTACCGGCGGAGAGCCAATGTTGTTGGCGCCGAGGGTGGTAGAGATGATTCACCGCCTCAGAGCAAACGGATATACTGGGAAGATTTGGCTATATACATCTTGCATTAAAACCACAAGATGGGCTGATAGGGAGGTTTTGAAAGAGGTTGATGGGATCACCTACACCTTGCACCACCGGCCATCCCAGAATGACCTGAGAGACGTTAGAAAACTTAACAAATTCATTTTGGAAAAAATCTACCCATGGAAGGGTAAGCGTTCCGACCGCCTGCTGATTGATAGCCGTTGCTATACAGAGGAAGTGTTAAGTATTATCGGCTTACATGAGACTGGTGAAGAGCACTGGGAAAGTGTTAGGCCATTAAAATGGCGAAATGATGAATGTCCATTGCCAGAGGGAGAAGAGTTGGTTTTCTATGATTTGGAAAATGGGTAACACCTAGTTTGTCGGGGCCTGCGAGTCCTGGGGATTGAAAGCATGATAAAGCAGAGAAAGAGAGGAAACATAATGAATCGAGTGATTTTAATGGGACGCCTCACACGTGATCCAGAAGTTAGATATTCGCAGGGAGAGCGATCCATGGCGGTTTCCCGCTATACTCTTGCGGTGGACCGTAGAGGGCGCAGGAACCAGGATAATGGAGAGCAGTCGGCGGATTTCATCAACTGCGTGGCCTTTGACCGCGCGGGCGAGTTCGCCGAGAAGTATTTCCACCAGGGCATGCGGGTGTTGGTGTCTGGAAGAATCCAGACCAGCAACTATACCAATAAAGAAGGGAAAAAGGTGTATACCACGGATGTTATCGTGGACGATCAGGAATTCGCTGACAGCAAAGGGGCTGCCTCCAATGGAAATCAGTCACAGGACAGACCCGTGCCAACGAATGCCGTTGGTGATGGATTTATGAATATTCCCGATGGAGTTGAAGACGAAGGACTGCCATTCAATTAACCTTGTGTTTCTGGTTGGCATTTATACAGAGAGGAGTGATAGAAGATGCTGATTTTGGAAGATACTCGTCAGCAAGAGAATAAACACAAGAAAAAGCATGAGTATTTCCGGTCAGTGGGGGTTTACTGGAACCGTACCGCATTGTATTGCGGAGACTATACTTTACCATCAAATCAAAGTGTGTGTGTGGATACTAAAAAGGATATCGCCGAGTTAATCGGTGATATCCAGGTTAAGAAAATGCCTAAAAAGGAAATTCATAAGACAGTATTTGATATTTGCGAAATGCAAGGCATTTCTTTCGATTTGGCAGAACAGATTTATCATGCAATTTGTGATGATGATGAAAAACGCTTTGCCGAAAAAGAAATTGACCTGACTTGCTTTCAAAATCATATCGCTGAACGCACGACAAGCGATTTCCAGGCTCTTTACGTCAAGCGACATGGATTCTTTCACCGAGGATTAAAAAGAGCGCAGAATAGTAGCATACAGCTTTACATATTGGTGGATAACATTGATGGAGTGACCTGTATTGATGATTTATTTAGATGGCATAATCCCAGATTGGATATTTGGATAAATTCTCGTGAAATTACTGGGTTTTGGAAAAATGGCAGGCCGCGGTATAAGAAAGTAAAAAAATACCCATATGCCGCAACGGGTGAATGGTTAGCAAAATCTTGTCTGACAATGCAACAGAAATACGGAGTGAAATTCCTATTCTGTAAACCAGAAGAATCAGGCCCCAAAATCCTTGAATTGTTAGGGGTGATGTAAAATGTCTGAACATCATAAGCGCAAGAGCATGTTCGATGAAAAGCGCGGATTCATTGTTAAAAACCTGGATGATGGCTGTTCTGTCAAAGAAGTATTTGACATGATTGACAATGGGAGCGGTTATTACGATCTTGACACATTTTACTACTATGTTCGTGAAATTCTCCACTACAAACGGATTAAAGCAGACTGCGAGCACTGTAATAATATTATTTGGGCAGACTCCCCTACGGCAAATCAGAAAAAGCCAGTCTGTCTGGCTAAAAAGAGAATCATGAGGACAGATTTCAGGGACAAGCCATTTAGATGTCCAAATTACAGGAAGGCAGAGGTTAATTATGGCTGAAAGACGGATGATGTCAAAAAAAATCATTGATAGTGATGCATTTACCGAAATGCCATTATCATCACAAGCGTTGTATTTTCACCTGTTGTTAAGAGCGGATGATGACGGATTCTTAAATAACGCGAAGAAGATAATGAGGGATGTTGGTGCAAACCAAAATGACTATGATATGTTACTTATGAAGCGTTTCATCATTCAGTTTGAAGATGGAGTTTGTGTTATAAAGCACTGGAGGATACATAATTATATCCAGAAGGACCGCTATAAACCAACTTTATATACAGAAGAGTTGTCGCTTTTGACTCAAAAAGAAAATGGTGCGTACAGTTTGGAAACTAATTGCGAACAGTTTGGAAACAATTTGGATACAAAAATGTATCCAGAATGATTCCACAATGTCTACACTGGACGCGCAGGTTAGGTTAGGTAAGGATAGAGTAAGTATAGATAAAGATTATATAGTGTCTAACGACACTATACGTCGGACAGAAGTCCAACGAGTTGTCGATGCGTGGAATACTCTTCCGGTGGTGAGCCGAGTGACCAAACTTGTTCCAGATTCGCAGAGATTCAAATGGTTGAAAGCCAGGATTAGAGATTATGGTATCGATGAAGTTCTCAGAGCGATAGACAATGTTCGGAACAGCCCATTCCTCCTTGGTGAAAGTAAAAATGGGTGGACAATAACGTTCGACTGGTTTGTACGGCCAAACAATTTTCCGAAAGTGCTTGACGGAAATTATTTAAAAAACAGTCCCGATATAACAGTGGTGAATGATGATGGGGGAAAGAAATGGCAGTAGGGAAATTGTTTGAACCATCCGAAATTCGCAAAACGGTTCATGCTTTAAAGAACGATGGTGACCTTTTTGAAATTCGTTGCTTGGAAGCTAATGGAAAAAAGGTTAGCAGTGGTTATTTCCACGATACTGAAACGATGGTGAAGCAATTATGCAAACTGAATCCGACAGAGAGTAATATCTACATAGTGCTGAATGACATAAAGCAAGAATGTTATTCCAGAGAACAGCGGGATTATTTTGTTGTCAATTCAAAAATTCAGACCAGCGATAACGATATTGTGGGCTATGATTGGCTGTTTATTGATGTTGATCCAAGGCGTCCTTCTGGAATTTCCAGTACAGAAGAACAACTGCGATATGCAAAATGTATTGGAAATAAAATATATTCATTCATGCGAAATCTTGGATTCAATGAGCCGGTTAGTGCAATGAGCGGTAATGGTATTCACCTTCTGTATAGAATTCAGCTACGAAATAATGATGAGAACAAAGCTTTGGTGAAAAATTGTCTAGCGGCACTGGATATGTATTTTAGCGACGAAGCGGTATCTATTGACAAATCCAATTACAATCCTGCTAGAATCTGCAAATTGTATGGAACTATGGCTAGAAAGGGGAGTAATACTCCAGAAAACCCACATCGAATGAGTTACTTGATTTCCGAAGGGAGTAAAATACCGACAGACAAGGCGTATCTGGAAAAATTAGCTGCAATGTTGCCGGTGCCAGAGAAACCACGACAGTATAACGGGTACAATCCGCAAGAGTTTGACTTAGAAGAATGGTTAATTAAACATGGATTGCGATATCAAAAGACCAGTTATTCAGACGGAACTAAGTATATTTTGGAACAGTGCCCGTTTGATAGCAACCACAAAGGCAAAGACGCCTGTATTTTTCAGTCAAGGTCAGGAGCAATCGGATTTCACTGTTTCCACAATTCCTGCTCGGACAAGACCTGGAGAGATGTACGGATATTGTATGAGCCAGATGCCTATGAGAAAAAGCAGCAGGAATATGAGAGAAGAATTTATTCGCGCCAGCCAGTTCAGCAACAAGTAAAGGTGATTCAGCCCATACATGGAAAACCAGTATTTTATACTGCTCAAGACATTATGAACCTACCAGTACCAGAAGAAAGATTTATCAAAACCGGAATTGCGGATATAGACAAAAAACTACGTGGAATGAAGAAAGGTTACGTTTCCGTTATGTCTGGATTACGGGCTGCCGGTAAGAGTTCTGTGATTTCTGAAATGGTTCTGGATGGTGTTGAGTCTGGTAATAATATTGGCGTTTTCTCCGGGGAACTAGCTCCAAAGAACTTTATGCGGTGGATGAATTTACAGGCGGCAGGAAAAGGATATACAGAACCGACACAATTTGAAGGATACTACAACGTGCAGAGAAAATATCAGGAGCAGATTGCAACGTGGTTGGACAAGAAATTCTGGCTTTACAACAATGAGTATGGCTTTAACTTTCAAGCAGTGGCTGACCAGTTCAAGCGCAAAATCGAGAAGGATAAGCTTGACTTGCTGATACTAGACAACCTAATGACCTTCGACATTTCTGATATGTCAGATAATAAATTTGAAGCGCAGACCAAGTTTATTTTGACTTTGCAAGGTGAGATTGCCAAGCCATACAATGTACATATACTGTTTGTGGCACACCCTCGCAAGGCTATGGGGTTCCTTCGGCTGGATGATATATCCGGTACGGCAGACTTGGGAAATGCTGTTGATAATGCTTTTATTGTTCACCGAGTCAACAGTGATTTTAAGCGTTTGAGTAAGCAGATGTTTGGTTGGAAAGATGATAATCCAATCTATGGCGCAACAAACGTTATTGAAATTGCAAAGGATCGCGATAATGGTACGATGGACTATTTCATACCATTGTATTATGAGGTGGAAACTAAGCGGTTGAAAAATAGCCAATCTGAAAACAAAATATATGGTTGGAATACAACCAATGATGGATTCTTAGAGGTTTCTCAGGAAGAGATTCCATTTGATTAATTGAGAAGGAGGCCGGAGCGGTGCGCACCGTTGACGGGATATCTCGGCTCCTATCAAAAATGTTTATACAAGAGGACGATTTGAAACTTAATAGCTGGCAGTTCAGTCAGCGCAAATACCTGGACTGGCCCACGAAACTGCGGCTTAGCAAGACCAGAATCCAGGAATGGTACGACAACTGGGGCGGGCAAGTATACCTGAGTTATTCCGGAGGGCTGGACAGCAGGGTATTGCTGCACCTGGTCCGAGAGACGGTCGGGGCCGATGTACCGGCAGTATTCTCCAACACAGGGTTGGAATATCCTGAGATTGTGAAGTTTGCGCGGCAGGCCAGCGGGGAGTATCAGGAGATTGAACCGAGGGATAAGAATGGGAAGCGAATATCTTTTCGAGATGTGATATTGACCGAAGGATATCCCATAGTAAGTAAGGAAACCGCTATGAAGGTTCGAAAATTGAGACATGGAAATTTGTCAGCACGATACAGAAATTATCTGCTAAACGGGGATGAGCGTGGAAAGTTCGGGATGTTGCCAAAGAAGTGGCAGTTTTTGGTAACAGCACCATTTGACACATCCGAAAAGTGTTGCGATGTTATGAAAAAGAACCCATTTAAAAAATACGTCAAGGAAACTGGAAGAGTGCCATTAATTGGCGTGACACAGGATGAAGGATTTAAGCGCGAACACCAATACGCTAAAACTGGTTGCAATGTCTATGACGGAAGCACCATAAAAAGTCAGCCATTAGGCTTTTGGACGAAACAGGATGTATTGCGATATGTTGTGGAGAATGATCTGGATATATGTTCCGTATATGGCGATATCAAACAAACTCCCAGCGGCGAGTATTATCTTACTGGAGAGCAGCGTACCGGTTGCATGTTTTGCGCATTTGGCGCGCATATGGAGCCAGAGCCAAACAGATTCCAGCGTATGGCGACCGCGTATCCTTGCCAGTATCAATTTTGCATGAAGCCAGTGAGTGAGGGCGGCTTAGGTATGGCCGAAGTGTTGGACTATGTAGGTATACCATGGACAACCTGGGAATCACTGGGACAGATGAGCCTGATAGATTATCTGGGGGTAATGCCATGAAAAAGAGCGAGCTGCTGGAATACCTTAAAAAATTCAATCGTGATAGGGAAGTGGTGGTACTCGTAGTGAACGGAGAGGCCCGCAACCGCTACCCAGTCTTAGAAATAATGTGCGCCACAGATATGGGGGATCCAGTAATTGTCATTGATGTTGGATCGCCGGTTAATCTGGATACAGAAAATCTGGAGCACACAGATCTGACAGACCAGCTACAGCTGGATCTATAGAAAGGAGCAAAAATAAGGTGATTAAAGTAGGCGATACAGTGACTTGGAGAAGTCGATCTTACAGAAGTGAAAAAAGAAGAACTGGTAAGGTATTAGCAATCGTTCCTGCGGGACAAGATGTAGACAAGCTGGTGCCAGAGGACGAACCGATTAGCCATCGGAATTATACGACGGTAATGAAATGTGATCGTGCGTTGGTAGAAGTTATCGCGGGAGCATATGGCGGGCTGACGCATTATTATGCGCCGAAGTTGTCAGCGCTGGAAAGACAGGAGGAAGAACAGTGAAAGCGACAGGAATTGTTAGAAGAGTAGATGATCTCGGAAGAGTGGTAATTCCGAAAGAGATCCGGCGCACGATGGGGGTAACAGAGGGAACAGCATTGGAGATTTTCGTCGAGTCTGATGGAAGTGTGATCTTCAGGAAGTATATTCCGGAAAATAGCCTTATTGAACGAATAAAGGATATTGAGATGGTAACGAATGAGCTTTCGGAGGAATTGGGTGATAAGGGAATCGAAATCCAGAGATATATTCGCAGTTTGAAGGAACTTTGCAGCAATTCAGTGGAGGAGTAAGCGTGAAGGCAGTATTAAAATATCCAGGGAGTAAGTGGAGTATCGCCCAATGGATCATAGGTTTTTTTCCACCGCATCACAGCTACTTGGAACCGTTTTTTGGAAGCGGGGCGGTGTTATATAACAAACCTCGCAGCCACATTGAAACGGTGAATGACCTGGATGGAAATGTGGTCAACCTATTCGAGTGGATTCGCCAGGACCCAGAGCGACTTGCACGTGAGATTTATTTAACCCCGTATGCAAGGCAGGTATACAATGCAGCTTTTGAGACAGAGCCAGTGGACAGTTTCGAACGCGCTGTAAACTTTTACATTCGCCTTAACATGGGTCACGGCTTCCGAACCAATGGAGAGCGTGTAGGCTGGAAAAACGACGTACAGGGCCGGGAACGGGCTTATGCTTCCCAGGACTGGTGCAATCTACCAGGGGAAATTATGCAAGCAGCGGAACGCCTTAGAGGCGTACAGATTGAAAATATGCCAGCTGTGGAGTTGATACAACGTTTCAATTATCCTAATGTATTAATCTATGCCGATCCGCCTTATGTGCTGTCCGAAAGGCACGGAAAGCAATACCGCTTCGAAATGGAAGATGATGCACAGGCCGATCTATTGGATGTGATCCTTGCACACAAGGGTCCGGTATTAATCAGTGGATACGAAAACGATTTATACAATGACCGGTTGCATAGCTGGCACAGGGAAGAGACTAGTTGCTATTCCCAAGTCTGCAGCAAAAAGCGAGAGGTCTTGTGGATGAATTTTGAACCAGAACGGCAAATCAGTATATCGGACATGCTGGCATATACTGATTAAAAACACGGATTTAGCGGAGGAAGGAGCAGGTCATGATAAGGCCGATATTATTCAACAGCGATATGGTTCGAGCAATATTGGAAGGGCGTAAAACGGTAACACGAAGAGTAATCAAGGACGCAGACGAATCAATGTATGCAGGTCTTTGCGGACTCGGACCAGGGCTTTTTGATAGAAAAACGGGATTACGAACGAAGGAGCCTTATTATAGACTAGGCGATATCCTTTATGTGCGGGAAACGTTTTGCCCCAACTATTTTGACGTGAGTATAGCAGTCGGATTGAAATGTAGTAGTAGGCACGCATTCAAGGCAGATTATCGAAAAGAAGCTATTGGGGATATTGTTCCTGAGCCTAAATGGCGTCCATCCATCCACATGCCGAAAGAGGCGGCCCGTATCTGGTTGCGTGTTGTTGATGTAAGGGCGGAACGATTACAGGAAATTTCAAACGAGCAAATTATAAAGGAAGGTGCTCGACAAGAAAAAATCAACAATTATATCGCACAAATGCCGGAAAAAACTGAGGTATGGACGAATGCAGCTTATGCATTGGAATGGATGCAGATATGGGATTCCACGGTCAAGAAAAAGGACCTGGATACATATGGATGGACAGCCAACCCTTGGGTATGGGTGATAGAGTTTGAACGGTGTGAAAAACCGGAGGAATAATCGGTTAAATCGTTATTTGAGTGATTAAGAAAGGAGCCGACCTCCGGCCGGAGAAATGCTATAGCGGGTCCTTTTTAAAATGAAAACAGAGGAGATTAGAAAGGAGTAATACCTATCCCGGTGAAACCGGGTTCGCGGACGGAGAATGGTGATGGTCTGCGGTAAAATTAGTCATCGTGGCTACAAGTTCCGGTAAGGTCAAACCTAAACAGAAATGGCCGGTTCGTATAATAGCAATCTAAAAAATTACCACTTCACCGGAAACGGTAAGTGGTGGTATGAAAGTATGTTGGTTTAGTTGTGGGGTATCTTCTTTTGTGGCCTGCTATCTCGCAAAAGATATTGATAAGATTATCTATACCCACGTTGAGGATCAGCACCCAGATAGTCTACGATTTTTGCATGATTGTGAGGTGCTTTTGGGAAGAAAAATTGAGCCTATACAATCCGATAAATATAAAAGTGTGGATGATGTAATTGAAAAAACTAGGTGTATCAATACGGCGTATGGCGCACCGTGTACCAGGTGGTTAAAAAAGCAGGTGCGTAAGGACTGGGAGGCGAGGAACCCAGACCATCATACATATGTGTGGGGATATGATGTGAATGAAAGGCACCGGGCAGATGCGGTTGTTGAAACACTTTCAGATTACGATCATGAGTTTCCGTTGATTGAGAACGGATTGACGAAAGCAGAGTGCCACGGAATTGCCGATAAACTGGGGCTGAAACGTCCAGTTATGTATGACATGGGATATCCAAACAACAACTGTATTGGTTGCGTCAAAGGTGGAATGGGGTATTGGAACAAAATACGGGTTGACTTTCCAGAGGTTTTTGCGCGCAGAGCCAAGCAGGAAAGAGAGATAGGCCATAGCTGTATCAAGGGAGTATTTTTGGACGAGTTAGAACCTGGGCGTGGGCGGATGGACATGGAAGTTATGGACGACTGTACGATAGCTTGCCAGTTATTAGTACGTTAAATTAGCATTTTGAGAAAGTGAAGATGATAAATGACAACAACAGAATGGATTGAAATAATGAAACGGCATGAGTTTGGCGGAGCTACAGGGAGGCCAAGAGAAGTATCCCTATGCATAGATAATGAGGTCATAGCAGAACCCAGTATTATCGTAGACAGTACAGGCGACGGCATGTTTTCTGAAATCTGTCTGCGTGTAGTTAGGAAAAATTAGCATTTTGAGGAGGAAAATATCTTATGAAGCTGATTGACGCGGATACTTTTAGCCAACAGGTGGCGATTACGGCGTTAAAAGAAAATTACCCCGTTAGTAAGGCAAATGCTATGATACAGCTGATTAATATGCAGCAATCAGTCTATCTGGATACAGTTGAATGCAAAAACTGTGGAGAAATCGCTGTAATGCCAGATGGTGCGGATTACAGATATTGTCCATACTGTGGACAGCGATATTAGCATTTGGAGGTGAAGCAAGTGGTTTATGAATGTATAAAGTCGTTCTCTGTTGACAACGTAGATGATAATGGATTTTGCATAGAAAATAGAGGAGAACAGGTACAGAAGGGTTCAATGTGGAAATTAGACGATTGCAAAACAACCCTTACAGGAGCAGAACTGCGGTTGAATGATCTAACAGGATTACGGTGGATAGAGATATCCAAAGAGCGGTTGAACAGTCATTTTAAGCAGCTAAACTGACATTTAGAGGGAAGGAATACTTATGAATACAGTGATCGGAATATGGTTAATAGCTTTTGGAATGTCATTTATGCTTTTCGGCATAAGCGACATGACAGTAAAAGAAAAGGCTGTATGTATTGCAGGGATTATGACGTTCATGACAATAGTAATTGCAGGCGCTTATTGTTTTACAGGCGGAAATTAGGATTTTCCGGGTGACCGGAGGAAGGAATTACATACATGAACGTCAGAAGATTCATTGAAAAAGTAGATAAGAAGAAAAGAGAAGTATTGAAACAGTCAAAATTAAGCAATGCTGAATTGCACATGTTTATGGCTGGTATGAATTCAGCAATGGAGGCGATAGAAGAAGGCGGCGGTGATTGCTGTGGCTGGATTCCGGTGGGGGAGCGACTGCCAGGAACAGAGCGTGTTCTGATTACGAATGGAGAATTCGTAAAAGAAGGTTATCGCAGGCCAGATGGAGTTTGGAAATATGGAAGAAGAGATGACGAACTATTTTCCAGTCTGTCAAACAAACCTGTAATTGCTTGGATGCCATTGCCAGAACCGTATAATCCATAGAAAGAAGGTGACAGCGTGAACAACTATGCAGCGATTGGATATGCACTTTTGGCAGCGGATGAGATGGGGCTGACCGTAGAACAGAAAGAACGATTGTGGCAGCTCATGTACTCGATCATGGATGTAACGGGCGAGTCCAAGGCTGAAAAGCGGTTTATGGGGGCGGTGGAAGGATGAAGATTAGATGGATGAGAAGCAATTACAAAAATATTGGCTGGTCTACACAGACGCATGGTGCTTGATAAAAAACCGAGATAGAGTACGAGAGACGCATGTTGCCGAGATGGTAAAAAAGCATGATATTGGAGTTATGAATCGACTTTTTTGCCTAGTTGTTTGGCAAGAAATTAAACGAATAAATAATGGCGGGATTCCATTAGAAGATTCAAAATATCAGGCTGCATTTACTGGTGCTTGGAGGATATTTAAAAAATATAGTGTCCCAGATGATACAGATGAATTTTGGATGGGGTTGACAAGGGAAATAAATATACTGGGGTTAGAGTACCAAAATAGCCAGTTTATTCGAAATCTATTGGTCCATGTGACACTAGAGGAAATAGAAAGAATCGAAAGGAATGAATATCATGAATAAGAAAGAAGTCAGTGAAATTAAGAAGCTCTTTACCCCTGCCAGCTGCGCCATCACCAGAATCTGCGGCTGTTACGTGGACGCAGAGAAGGAGAAGCGCACGGAGCTCAAGGAGGCCTTTCTCTCCCTTCCCGAGGAGGAAGCGTTTAAATATTTCAACATTTTCCGGGGAGCCATGACCGGCACTCTGGGGAAGAATCTGATCAACATGGAATTTCCCTTACATACCGAGGCAGCGGGCGGAACCCAGGAGTTTTTGCTGCGGCTGCGAGACAGCGAGTTGAAGGACGACGCTTTGCTGGAGGAATTTTACGACAAGGTGATCGACAACTATGATTATGGCGAAAACTACTATATCATATTGATCCATTGCGCCTATGATATCCCGGCTAAGTCAACGGATGGAAATGAGATGTTTGATGCCTCGGACTATGTGTACTCCTTTATCCAGTGTACCGTCTGCCCGGTAAAGCTCACCAAGCCCGGACTGAGTTACCAGCCCCCTACCAATACAATCGAAAACAGTACCAGAAACTGGATGGTCGGCTCGCCGGACCTGGGCTTTCTCTTCCCGGCCTTCAATGACCGGAACACGGATCTGCACAGTCTGCTGTACTATTCCAAGAGCCCAGAGAAGTTGAGCACCCGGCTGGTCGATGAGGTGCTGGGCTGCACCATCCCCTTGTCCGCCAAGAGCCAGAAGGAGACCTTCCAGGCCATTGTGGAGGAGACCCTGGGCGAGAACTGCGACTTTGAGAATGTAAAAAATATCCATGAGAGCCTGAACGAGATGCTGGAGGAACATAGAGATAACCCAGAACCGCTGATCCTGGACAAGCACCAGGTGAAGCGCCTGCTGGAGAATAACGGCGCGGACCCGGAGAAATTGCGGGAGCTGGATACGATCTACCCTACAGACAAGGATGGCCGGGAGACCAGCCTTGTGGCTTCCAATATGGTCAATGCTCGTATTTTTGAGATCAAGACCCCGGATGTGAGCATAAAGGTGGCCCCGGACAAGACCTATCTGGTACAGACCAAGATGGTGGAGGGTCATTCATGTATCGTTATCGAGGTCAACGAGCATGTGGAGATCAACGGAATTACTGTTAAACCAATCTGAATAAGAGATTTTCTGGGATAATAAAAGCCGGGTGAAAACCCGGCAATAAAAAACGATTGGAACCGAACGTATGTGCGAAATAATAACAAAGCGGCGGACACCCGCCAAGATGATTCCGCCGCTAACATAATACGTCTGAGCATATTATACCGACTCAGACGGAGAAAATCAACAGGAAATAAATACCAAATTCGAGGAGGATATAGTATGCAGACAGCAATTAATACAGACGTTTTTGTGATGAATGTGATGGAAACATTAATGGGTCAGATGGAGATGTGGGCAGAGCAAGAGCGTGATCGCCTTGATAAAGTGCAGGCCGCATTGTATATGAATCTGATGAATAAAACTATTATTGTCGATGATGGACCCCAGAGACAGCTTCCGGCAGAATATGTGGACGATACACCGAGAGTAATTGAAATGTTCTTGCGGTGTAAGCAGCTGGAAAAAAGAACAGAAAACACACTTGAAAATTACCGTGGAGAACTTAAATGCCTGTTTAGATATGTAAATAAGAATTATGCAGATGTAAAAACAAATGATATTCGCAGTTATCTCTATTGGAAGCAGACAGTTAAGAATAATAAGGATACGACATTAAACAATAAAATCCATGTATTCCAGTCCTTCTATAGTTGGGTTATGGATGAGGAGCTTATAGAGGAGGGCGGTTGTTTAAGCAGGAAGCCGCGGGTTAATCCTATGGCGAAAATCCACAGAATAAAAGAGGAGAAAAAGGTAAGAAGGGTGCTTACAGACGAACAGGTGGAAATGATTCGGTGCGATTGTACTCATGTGAGAGACAAGGCTATTGTAGAGATATTTACAGCCACAGGCATGCGGGTGTCAGAATTAGTCAGGATGAATAAAGATGATTTGGATTTTAGAAATAACCGTTGCATTGTCTATGGTAAAGGGAGAAAAGAACGTCCAGCATTTTTTACAGGCCGTGCGATTGTGCATTTACAAGAATACCTTGAGTGGCGTATGAGTCTGGGAGATGATAATCCTGCCTTGTTTGTGAATTTGAGAAAAACAAAAGGAAAATATACCAGAATGCTAACCGATAGTGTGCGGAATATGTTGAAGGCCATTGTTGCTTCTGATCCTCGCCTTGCAAAGCTTAATCTGCATCCCCATATGTTTAGATCATATTTGGCTACATATATGTCCAGGCATGGTGCCCCGCTGAAGGATATTAAAGCGGTGTTGGGGCATGCAAATATCAATACAACGTTAGAATGTTACGTTATAGAGGGGGTAGAAGATATTCAAGCGGCACATGAGAAGTATGCGGCATAAATGCAAAAGTTCAAAATTTCTGGGACCCTGCATAAGAATTTTAATCCCCCCGGGGTATGGAAATTTAGCTGAAAATATTGAAAATAGAAAGCTGGAAAATTTCTGGTAATTGGGGATTTAAGGGAAGTGAAAAGCTGATTTTGGATTTTGGTCAAATAGCTGCCACTCTCTAATAAGAGTAAATGAAACAAACATCCTTGAATAGGATGTCTGAGGTATTGTTATTGATCACGGTGCGGAAAGTTAAGGCATTTTAATGTGCCAAATGAAAAACTATCCATCAGCATAACAAAACGGCTTAAAATGCCTTTTAAGCGCTTGTAATCATACTATCATATTAGCGTTGAATACGCAATACATTAATCACGATTTGATGGCGTTTGGGCCGTCGTTATCCGGCGGCCCACGTTGCGAATGTTGCATATCTCTCTCCTCCCTTGTATTGATGTTTTGCGCGTGGGGAATCTGCAGCCCGTCCGCATCCTGCCCTGCGGCTGATAGGACCTTGATCTCCCCATATGCGGGATGTTATCGCACAACCGTTAAGCGCCGGATCACGTCACCGGGGCGTTGCTGGTTTACGGGCTACCGGCTTGCGGAGGGCGGTAGACAGGTACGGGCCCATTGCAAGCGCTTAATCCACTAGCAGGCGTTGCACCTGCTGGACGGCTTGGAAACGTAGTGGATGTTAGGGGACAATAAGCCCATCATTCGTGCGCTTCGTAGGTGGAGGATGCTGCTTAAATTATCTTACTTGCCGTCTGTGTTGTATTTTCACAGAAATAGCCGCGGACATAGTGGCACCCACTCAATTTCCGAATCCGCCTTGCATCTTTCAGGTCATAGTCGGCGCCTGATTGTTTCATCAAGAATGCAACCAGCTCCACAAAATCACCTACCTTCATCTTGATCCATCCCTCGTTGAGCTTGTCTAAGCAAGACTTATGAAGGAGCTTCTTTCCTCCGGTCTGAAGACCGAGACCATTATAATAGTTGATGTAGATGTCCTGACGACCTGAAAGCCCCGTAGACACCCGGAGCGCATAGCGTCTATCGCGTTTCTGTGACTGCTGATATTCCTTGATCCTAACCCTGATATGTCTATCAGAAAGTAAAAACAGGATAATGTCTTTTACGAACGGAGCCGGGCCGGACAACATGTCCACGTCAATAGTGTTATCATAATTGTTGATAACGATTGCTCCATAGCCCTTTTCGTTATAATGTCCAGTCAGTGATGAAGCAAGGTTAAGTGATTTGTAACGAAACGGCTTGACAATTCTTCCCTGATCTTTATAGGTTTTCATTTTCTTCTTTCTTCCCTTTTCCCTGGGAGCCAGGAAATAAAAAGCCGCCCGGGAATCGAACCCGGGTAAATCCTGACGGCCTGAATTATGCGGTTTCCTGCGCCTGCTGCCTGCGGGCGTGCTCTGCATGCCAAAATGCCTCCATTGCGTCAGATACGCGCTTTTCGTGCTCCTCTAGTCGGTCATCGTCTGACATAGTTAAAACACGGAACCACCAGCCGCACCCATACTTATAGCACTTGCATACATAGGTGCGTTTACGGCGCATGTAGCGCTCAAACGCTGTCATCTTATGGCTGGCATCCGGATCAAGGTAAAAATCAAAGGTGACAATCAGGCCGGAAACGCAAAAGTCGTCGTTAAAATAATAGGGGTTACCCCATTTCGCGGTACGGTATGCAATGTCGTTATCAGTCAACCATTTTTCGATCAGTTTCATTCTATGTACTTTCTCCCCTGTTTCCCTGGGGGCTGGGATGTAAAACCGCCGCCGGTATCGGGCCGGCTGGCATTCTCTGCGGCGGTTATTTAAATAATTCCAAAAACCCCGTATAATTTGCAACTGGCAATTTACACCCCCGTTTTTTTGCGCCGTCTGGTGTGATAAAATGAAAACAGAATAAATCTGGGGCGGTTGATATGCCATAAAATCCGGCAATTTTTAAAATATCGCTGTATTTGATATTTTCCATCGTGACATTCCCAATTAATCCAATAACAATACTATTTTCTGTTTCCGCAATTTTAGAAAAACGTCCGCTTAAATTCATTTTGTCCTTTTCTCGCCTGCCATCTTCAGCACAGGGGGGCGATTCCCTGCGGACGCTCCAGCGGTGGAGCGTTTCGGCTAATATTCGGATGGGAAAAGCACAGTTACGATGTTGTAATCTTGCTTAACCCAGATTTTCGCGCCGTCTGGGTTTGTGTAGGCGCTTAAGGCATAGAGTGGATCACTTGTATTGGCGGCGGAATCATCCTCGCTCACTTCTCCCCAGTCGCTGCGAAAATGGCGGTTAAGGGAAGAATAAACGAAATCGTTAAAATGTTTGTTAGCCTGCATTTTTTCCGCTACTGCGGCGGTTGCTATCGTTTTAATCTGCATTATTTGTACCTCTCTTTCAAGTTTTTTGAAAAGGCAGCCGGGGCGATGCTCCCCGGTTCGCTGTCCTGCCTGTTATGCTGCTTTCTTCCCGTCCAAAATCTCGGACGGGTCAAATCGGAAAATAAAGGCTTTGCGGAATTTGGAATAGTAGCCGCCACGCGCTTGCATGGCTTTGTTTTCGGCGATATATTCGGCGCGGTCAAGTGTTTCCTCAATTCGTACAAGCCACAATTCAGAACCGTCACGGGTGTCCTCGCCTTTGGTGATTTTGTAGGTATAGCTGGTTTCCTTCCCTGGCAACGCTGTATTTTCCGTTTCTGTGGGGTTTTCCGTTGTTGATGAATCCTTAGTCTGTGCCGGTTTGGTGGTCTTGTTTTTGATTCTGGCGGTTTTAGGAACCACTTTAAAGCCTTTGTTCCACTTGCCGATATTGAAAGAACCGTAAAAATTAACATCGAAATAATCAATCATAGAATCGGAATCATCATAGTTGTAAGATTGCATGAATTTGTAAACATCTTCCAGAACCGAAAAACCGTATTCCGTGAAATATTCCCTGTAATGGTCACTGACTCTGTGTAATTGCCAGTGCATTTTGTCATCCGCAAGCATTTTTTCAACGTTCATGGAAAGCCCGCGGCTTCCAGTATAGCCATATACTTCCTTCAGTTTATTGTATTCTGCATATGCTTTGCGGCAGGATTCAAGGTCGAAAATCTGTTCTGGCGCTTCCATAACGGAAACATCAATAGACGATCCGCCAGAGAAATATTTTGATGTAACTGAAAATTTCCAGGTTGGATATTTTTCCATGCAATAGATTTTGATTGCCTTGGAAATTTCGGTGGTGCTCATGCTGGAATTGTAACGGCTTCCTTCCCATCCCCATTCGGTGTAGAACCGGCGGCGGGTGCTGTCTGCGGTTTCGGTTGTCTGGTTCTGCGGCTCTGCGGTGTTGTGGCGGTCTTTCCAGATTGGGAAAAGCGCGTCATATTCGCAGTTGATTTCTTTCATGGTTTCCAGGTTGCCGCCAGCGTCCGGATGATTCTTCCGGGCCAGGGTCTTAAACTGGTTTTTCAGATCCTCCAAGGATTTTACATTTTTAAAATATTTTGTCATGGTATTTTCTCCTCTCATTCTGGCGGCTACTGTTCACGCTCCCGACCGGCGCGGAGCGCGTCCGGGGCGTTACTGCTTCGCCTGTGGTCTATAGTTATACACATTCGCCATCGGTCGATTCGATGGTATATTCGTCTTCCCATTCATCCCCATATTCCTTTGCTTCTTCATACGTTGGGAAATCTTGGGGGAGCCTGTCCGGATCCTTGGGAAACACTGTATAAATCATGTATTATAACCTCCTTTTCTGCTCTGCCTGCTTCGGCTTGGTTACTGTTTTCCTCCGCTCTGCGACTTCCTCCGGGGTTGCGACCGGATACCCGCATTAGAGGGGCGGCAGATACCGCCTGATTATTGCTTTGATTCTGGTTGACAATCCAAAACCTTCCACTCTGCAAGGTTTATTCCGTCATCGCTTCCCCATTTGATAACGGCACCGATTAAAAGCGCATTAAATGTTTTAATGACCTCTAAATTGCCAGTTTTCAGGTTTTTAATAATGTTTATGTATGACATTGTTTCCTCACTTTCTCCCAGATTTGTCTCTGCTGGGCGTTACTGTTCTGTTTGTGGCTTTTGTTTCCCTTCCGTCTGCATCTTCCGGGCTTCGGACCGGCTGCGGCTGCATTAGAGGGGCGGCAACGCCGCCTACATCATTAGGTTGTGTTCGGTATCGTCTGCCGGCTCCGTGTGTCCGTCCGGGTACTCGCGGTATACAACGCCGTTTTCCTCGACCACAAAATATTCAAGTTCGCCGGTTGTTCTGTCTACTACTGCAATATCTCTCATGCTCTTTCCTTTTCTGCCCTCGTGACCTCCGGGACGGGAGATGGTTTCCAATTATGCCGCAATGGCTGTTGTAATGCTGTCCAGATAAGCAATCACTACGGCGTCAGCTATGATGATTTCTCCCTCATCGTTTCCGTACTCTGCACGGTCGCCGCCGATGATAACGGGCGTTCCGATGTAGTTGGCGTTCTCGATTGCCTTTGCCAGTTTTTCGGCGATCTTCTCCGGATCGTCCCAACTACAATCAATTTTCGTGTTATATGCACAAGTTCCAGGCAGCTCCTGCGGCTCGTCCGTGTCGTAGGTGGAGCAGTCATACTCATAATTCCAATCATAAGAGTTCCGGCAGTAATCGCCGATCTGGTAATTTTCGTCATCTGCCAGGTGGCGGATGCCGATCCAGTTGTAGCCGCTGGCCTCGATTGCCTTAATAATATCCATCATCGCGCTGACCTCCTTTTTTAGTGATTGCTGTTGTATTGTTATGTCTCCATGATATCACTTTTAAAAGTGACTGTCAATGGGTTTTATAACTTTTATTAGTGATATATTTTATTTGACTTTTACACCGTGATCATATATCATTGATAATATAGGAGGTGCGCCATGCTTAAATACAAAATAGATGTAGCGGACGCCCTGGAGCGCAAAGGTTTTAATCTTTACAAAGCTAAAACAACAAAGCTTTTGAGCCAGGACACGTTAAAAAAAATAAAGAAAGAAGATACAAGTATATCTTTGGAAAGCCTTAACAAGGTATGTTTAATTTTAGATATGCAACCTAAGGATTTAATCGAGTTCAAGGCGACAGGGGAAGAAGAAGAAATAAAAAAGAAATATAACTTTTAGAAAATGTCTTGACTATAACTTTTTAAAGTTATATAATTGAGGTATCAACAGAGAGGAGATACCAAAGATGGCAAGGGCAGACAAGACGTATCAAAAAGTTATGGCTGGGAAATCTGATAATAACATAGATTTTGAGGATTTCCGGTATTTGATCAAATGCCTGGGATTCCGAGAACGGATCCGGGGAGATCATCATTTTTTTACCCGGGACGATATTCCGGAAAGAATCAACATTCAGCCGGTCGGAAACAAGGCGAAACCTTACCAGGTTAGACAGGTAAGGGAGATCATTACAAAATATGATTTGGAGGTGTAAACATGGCAGATTATAAATACCAGATGATTATTACATGGAGTGATGTGGACGGGGCGTATATCGTAGACGTCCCGGAGCTTCCCGGCTGTATGGCCGATGGAAAAACCATTGCGGAGGCTGTGGAAAATGCAAAAGTAATTATCGCGGAGTGGATCGAGTACGCCAAAGAAGATGGAATCCCGATCCCTGAACCCAAAAGCGTAAAAACTGCATGATTTGTATTTCTGGGCTGGCTGCGCTGGCCCTTTTTAAATTTCCCATTGACAGATTAAAATTAATCTGATATGGTATTTATCAACGAAACATTGTCAGATAATTTAATATTAAGGCCGTATATAGCCACGTTAATATATACATTTGGTGGATAGGGATATGTAATTATATTATATATTACTCCACCGTCCTGGTAGCTCTCGGAGCCGTGACCCGTTGCATAACGTACATGCAGCAGGTGACGGCTTTTTTATTTGCCCATAAATCGGTTTTAAGCGTTTAGGCGAGTATTTCCTTGCTAAGGGTGCTGGAAGGGCAGGAAACGGCCAAATTTTGCGTTACAAGGGTATTTGCGGCTAATTGTGATAGAACAGCTAGATCAATGGCTGATAATGACAGATTAAGTGGTCCACTGGGCCTGGAAGGGAGATGGAAGAACATGGCGAAATCAGATGATTATACAGTAGACAGTTTTGTAATTGAATTAGATACAGATGATAAGGAACAGTCAGAAAGAGAGTATATAGAGCATATAACGGCTACGATCATGACTATTGCCAATGACTTTCTATTACGTCACCCTAATATTAATATATGCTCCTCCCAAGGTATTACAGAGTTATTCAAGGATATTAAGCGTAAGTATAAGGCTGATATAGATAATATACATGAGCTTAGTATACTGTGGGATATATATACCATTATCTGCTGTACCTGTAGGATTAAGCCTACATTACTTAGATTTGGTATGATGATAGGGGTTAATAAGGATACATTTAATAGCTGGTTAAAGGGGGAATACAGCGGCAGAGTTGCCTCTGGACACTCCGTAACGGCCCAAAAATGGAAGGATGAGTGCGAGTCAACACTGTACGATGAGGTCATCCAGACTGGTAACATCGGGTGCATGTTCGCGCTAAAAGCCAACTATGGTTACCGGGATAACATCCAGATCATTCAATCTGATGAGCGCGGAGGCCTGCCGGTTTACAGCCGCGAGGAGATAGCAGCCAGGGCGGGAACCGTGGCTCAGCTCCCGGATAATGTGGGGGATTTGCCGGATTAGCGGATCGGTATTGTCTGATAATTCGGCCTAATTGTGCCAATATAGACACTATGCCTCTGCATGTGTGCATAATGTAGGGTTTTCGCCTCTGCATTTGTGCATAATACCATGCCAACTATGCGTAAAATTAACGTTTAACGAATAGTTGAATGCGGACAGGCCGTGAAAAGAATGAAATTGGTCAATGTGTTCGATTTCTTGGGTGATTTTTGTGTATATTGACGGGCCGGAGGTCAAGGCAGCGGACGGACCCGGGTAGGGGTCTGGTGGAAGGGTTTCGGGGCGCTAGTTACCCCCTTCAGTTCCGAAAAAAATAAAAAAGAGTTCCAGATAATCTGGTAGTAAGGTGGTTACATGAATTTAGTCCAGTACATAGCTTTTCGTTTAGATGAGGCTATAGAGATGTTGATGAACTCTGGAAAGAGTAAAGATGAATGTGCTTGCTATCTAATGGATTTCAAAAGGCAACTTTTTAAACCAGAAGAAGTGATAGTGGATGGAGATGAAATGCGTTCATTACCAGAAATAATTAAAAAGGCCAATATCCGGGAGTGAAGGAGTAGCAGTAATCAGATAAGTTGGCGTAAGAGAGGGATTTTGAAAATTTTTCAAAAAATAAAAAGGAGTCAATTATGCGACAAGCTTTAAAAGCGATTGGCTGGTATCTGGTTCTTGCAGTTGTTTGGCAACTATTGGAATTGATTTTCTATAAGGAAATACAGCCCAGAATAGTTGACGATATAATGGGCGTTTTGTTCTTTCAATTCATTTATCGGGCAATGAGAGAATAACAGGAGGGGCCTTATGTGTGGCAACTGTAAATATTACGAATACATAGACGGTGAGTGGTTTTGCAATAACGAAGAGAGCGAATATTACGGTCTGGAGACAGACTATGAGGATAGCTGTGTGGACTATGAAGTAAGGATTGGGAGGGAAGAGCTGTGGTGACTATGAAAGAATTTGCTCGGACGCTTAATGGCAGAGAATACGATTGCTGCATGTTTACCAAGCAGGAAATCCAACTGGCAAAAGATATAGGCTGGATCATCGTAACTGGCGCTTCGGATGATTTGATGGAGTTTGAGGGAGCCATATATGATGAGGGAAGCTGTTTTGATGGTGGAAAAGTCTTTTTCTCCAAAGAAGAGGTCTGGAATGGCGAAGATGATATGTCGGCTTTTCCAAACTGCATTGAAGCTATCTGGTGTGGCAGAGAAATATTGGACGAGAATGGTAATGTAATTCCATGGACATACAAGACTGATATTCCTCACGAGACATTCATGGTTTACGAGGACGGAAATCCCTATTGCCGTGGTATCGTGCTCTCGGTAGAAGATTTGAAATAGAGAGAAGAACATGGATAAAACAAAAATTGATTGGTGCGACAGCACATGGAATCCGGTCACGGGCTGCTTACATGGTTGTGAATACTGTTATGCAAGAGGGATTGCAAGCCGATTCAGTGGGCATTGGGATAAAAATAATTTGAGACATTTGGGGGCAAATGGAAATATTCATGTTTTGAAAGAGCCTATGTGCAAACATACAACGGGAAAAAATCGAGATTGCCCTGTACATAATATACAGGCTCCATATCCCTATGGATTTGATCCAACGTTGCACAAATACCACCTTAATGATTACAGAAATAAGAAAGGCAGAAACATCTTTGTCTGCTCTATGGCGGACTTGTTCGGCGAGTGGGTGCCGGATTCTTGGATTGAGGAAGTGTTTGCAGCCTGTGAAGCGGCTCCGCAACATAATTACTTGTTTCTTACAAAGAATGTTGAACGGTATATAGGATATGGAGTACCTATGGATGAAAATATGTGGTATGGAACAAGCATTACCAAAGAATCAGACACGGATTTATTTAATTCCCTTCCAGCTTTCTGTAATACATTTGTGAGCATAGAGCCTATTTTGGAAGATTTGCAAGTAGAAAAATGCAATATTATGTTCCGACAAGTTGATTGGTTTATCATCGGCGCAGAAACCGGGAGAAGAAAAGACAAGGTTATGCCGGAAAGAAAGTGGATTGAGGATATTGTGCGTGAGTGCCGGAAAAACAATAAGCCGATATTCATGAAATCTAGTCTGGCAGATATTTGGGGCGAGCCGCTGATTCAGGAGTTTCCAGTAACATTGAAGAAAGAGGTGCAATAATGCTTGATGTTGCAATTCGCCACAAAGAAGAATTAATAGAACGGTTCAGGTCCGTGTGGTTCGATGAAAAGTATAAGTTTTGGAACAATAGCAACTTTTACGAGGAATGGGAGGTAGCAGAATCCACATGGGAAAGGCATCAGTTTGTTTCTTTGGATAGCCATGGCAATGTGATTGGATACATAGCTTATGGTATCGACAGGGAAAATGATAATGTCTATGCATTAAATATCGTAAATTTTTCTGATAACAAGGTAGTGTTTGGTTTGGATGTTGGACAAGCATTGCGAGATATTTTTGAGAAGTTCAACTTCCGCAAGTTAAATTTCAGTGTGGTAATTGGAAATCCTATTGAAAAGAGTTATGACCGAATGGTTAAACGTTTCGGCGGTGCTATTTGCGGATATCAGAGGGAGAATGTGAGACTATTTGATGGGAAATTCTATGATGAAAAACTGTATGAGGTGTTATCAGAGGATTATTGGAGGGCAAAAACATAATGGCAAAGGTTGAAATCAGACAGATGGGCGGCCTGGCAGAGGTAATTGTTGATGGTTTATCGATTGCGAATTCTATAACGGCTTATTCGATACATCAAAAGGCGGGAAAGTGCCCGAACATTGAATTTGAGATGTGTGGGCGCGACAATAAATATATGTTCGATGAGGCAAATATTCAATACAAATTTCATCCAGAAACATTGCAAGAAGCAGCAATGATTCTACAGAAAGAGTTATTAAAAAAGGGCGACTGGTATGATGGTTTTGTAGCAAGCATTGGTAGCTCATTGCAGGAAAGTGGTGTATATGATCCGGATGTGGAGGACATGGCAAGGCGTGTCTTAAACAGGATTATCGGACTGGAGGAGCAAGATGGAGATAATTAGATATTATGTTACGTTTTGCGACTTGAGTATTATAGCCGCTATGGTCTGGTGTGCATTTAATATTGCGTCCAGCAAAGTGGAGCGAAATACAGGCTTGGTAGCAACGCTCTTCCTGATTGCAAATGTTTTGCTGATATGGAGGTAGAGACAAAATGTGGCTTATATGGTTACTTGTTTTTGCGGCGTTATTCATAATTGGAGTGGTTGTTTTCTGGATTTTTAGTAAAATCTGGATTTCAATAAAACGGGATGAACTGAAATTCCAAAAAGAAATAAAAGATGTGGAGGAAAAGGTAAATGCGTAAAGGAGTAATCTGTTTATTGATTGGTATTGTGGCACTTGCAGGGGCTACATACACAGTCAAGTCAATCAAACATGTTGGACAAGGCGAGGTTGGTGTTGTTTGGACAGCACGAAGCGGAGTCAAAGAAACCACGTTAGCACCGGGGTGGCATTTCGTGGGGCCGCTGGCAAGGGTAAAAAATTATCCAGTTTCTCAGCAGCAGATTGTGTTCAGCAATAACCCTGAGGACTATGGGGAAAAGGAGCACGCGGACTGGCATATCGACGCGCCGGCCGATGGGGGCATGGTTAAGTTGAACATGACGGTCAACTATAACTTCCTCAACGATAAGGTAACCGCATTGTACGCCAGATTCAACGGAATGGATGGGGAATCCATTGTTGAGAGCATGGTACAAAATTCCATCATTGCTTACGTGAAGGAGGTTACGCCGCAATTCTCAGTTATGGATATTTACTCCGATAAGAGAGCTGAGGTGGCAACGGCGATTACTGACTATCTGAATGGAAAACTGCGAAATGAGTACGGCATTAATATTTCTAGCGCACTGATCATAGATGTGCAGCTTGATGACGCTCTGTATGCAAAGATTCAGGCGAAGGAGCAAGCGAAGCAAGACGCGGAAAAGGCGGAACTGGATAAAAAAACGGCTATTGCGGTGGCTGAAAAAGAACAGGAAATCGCCCGACGAACAGCTGAGAAAGAAAAAGAAGTTGCGTTAATTCAGGCGGAGCAGGAGAAGCAAAAGGCAGAGATTCAGGCCGAACAGAAAAAGATCCAGGCGGAAGGTGAGGCCCAGGCCATTAAAATTAAAGCAGAGGCCCAGGCAGAAGCAAATCAGCAAATTGCTAATTCCCTTACGCCAGAGCTACTGGAAAAGACTAAATATGACAAATGGAATGGCGAAGTGCCAAAAGTGCAGGGGACAGGAGCAACCATTGTTGATATAACTGAATAACAGGGGCGGTTGAATGATTGTTTGGACAATATGTTTATGGCTGTTCGGAGTCATAGTGGCGCTATTTTTATTAGGAGTAGCATTATTGATTCTGGCACTAATAATTTTTGGAATATCGTATGTTTATGCAAAAGTAAGATCAAAAGAAAATTGGGTAACAAAAATCATGGATGAGTAGATAACGGGATTTGGAGGTATATACCGAGAATGATTTTTACCTATTTTGGAATTATCCTGTTCCTAATATGGGAGCCGGTTAAATTCATAAAGGAAAGTCCTGTAAAGCAGGCAATAAGGCCGAATCAAGCTGATAAGCATGGGATTCCTTATGCTTGTGAGCGGTCGAGGCATCCTAAGTAGCTTTAGCCCAGATATGACGAGATATTGCGGATAATTATCTTGATTGAATCCCAACAAAGAAACAATATTTGGTTATATAAAGGGCCAATGGCAGTGAAAGAATGTCGGTAAAACTGCTGAAATATCCGTCGAGCATAAAATTTAAAATTTATACCGAGTCCGATGATTGTCCGGCCAGAAGTGGTCGGGCTCTGGAGAGATACCCAAGTCAGGCAAGGGGGCCGGATGCTAACCGGTTAGGCTGTAAAAGGCGCATGGGTTCAAATCCCATTCTCTCCGTTATGCAGATGTACCCAAGAGGTCATAAGGGCGTGGTCTTGAAAATCAGTGGCATTTGCCCCGGGGGTTCGAATCCCTCCATCTGCGTTTCCGTATATGTGGCAGTATGCGGTAGTATGTTTTCATCGTATGCCCTTTCCACCTCATAGCTGATAGGCTGTTAAGGCGGCTTACGACCGCCGTGAGGTTTTCTGCGAATAGCCCTGAAGGTGTAAGGCATAAGCGATAACATGTCAATGTCGCGGTTGCTGACGTGGGTTTAGGCATTCAAAGTGGAAGAGGTCTGAATGAGCGGAGTGACGACACCACGCCGCGGAGGCAAGCGAAAGCGACAATAAGGAAGCAGACCATAAGAGGGTGAACTGTGTGGGGCTATTCCCTCTTGACACCGGGAAAGACTGGATATTCGCGAATATGAGTTGCCAGTGAAATGCTATAAACTGGACTGGTCTTGTATGCACCATGTGAAGGTCGAATATCCGTATACACGGCATCGGTTGGGAGTAAAGCCGTAAAGTCCGGAGAGCCTTTGAGGACGTAAAACTCCATAGTGCAAATGCATGGCACGATAAAAACATTGCTAACGGGCACAGGCCCGTTCTGGGGATTTAGCTGAGAGGTATAGCGATAGGCTGTTAACCTATGTACATCGGTTCAAGTCCGATAATCCCCTTAAGGATGAGTAGCCTAGTGGCGAGGGCAGCAGACTGTAAATCTGTGACAGGGAAATATCGTTGGTTCGAGCCCAACCGCATCCATTCATGCGACGGCATGGGTTTTGCATATGTGGTTCAAATCCACACGCTTTTGTAATGGAAATGGTGTGAGCGCAACCAGAGTACTTTTCAAAAGTCAGGCGCAGGGGGTAAGCCCGGTTCAATTCCGGTGTGCAGAATGTTGTCAGGTCGTTCCTGACTGAACTGAGAGTGAGCGCAACGCCTCAGAGAGTTATTGACAATGCCCGCTGAAAACTGCTGGAGCATATTGGTATACAAGTATGCTTATGAAACTGGCAAGATCTGGATAGTAGACAGTGTGATAATTAAGTGGGCCGCGCTAAGGACGCTTAGCAAAGTGGTTAATGCATCCGGCTCATAACCGGAAGATTCCTGGGTTCGATGCCCAGAGCGTCCATATTGGGCTATGGTGAAGTGGTTTAACACTCAGGACTTTGACTCCTGCATTCCCGGGTTCGAATCCCGGTGGCCCAGTTTACCCGACAAAGACTTTCCTATCTTTTTGATTTTGATGAGGAAGGTGATATTGTGAATAGTTTTATTAGTTGGATAGGCGGTAAAAAGCTGCTACGCAAAGCGATTCTGGAACAGTTCCCAGCCCCGGGCACATTTGACCGATATATTGAGGTATTCGGCGGTGCGGGTTGGATATTATTTTCAAGAGAATCGCATGCGAAGATGGAGGTTTACAACGATGTTAATAATGAGCTAGTTAATTTGTTTAGGGTGGTCAAATATCATCCAGAGGCATTACAAAAGGAGCTGGATTGGATATTGATGTCAAGGGAGGAATTCTTTAAAGCAATTCAGCCAGCGAGAGGCCTTACTGATATTCAACGTGCAGCACGCTTTTTTATTGCAATCAAGGAGAGTTTTGGGACAGATTGTCACTCTTTTGGTGTGCGTCCTAAAAATATGCAGAATGCGATTATATTTCTTCGGCGGGCTTCTGATCGTCTCCGTAACGTGGTAATCGAAAACGTTGATTTTGAGAGATTGATAAAGACATATGATCGACCAACGTCGCTTTTTTATTTGGATCCACCATACTACGGTGCGGAAAACTATTATGTGGGAGGCTTTAATGCACACACACGGTTACGAGATATCCTTGGGCAGATCCATGGTAGCTTTGTTTTATCATACAATGACTGTGTGGAGATCCGAAATCTGTATAAGGATTTTGAAATTATTGAATTACAGAGGGCCCACAATTTGACAGCTGTAGGTGGTGGCGGAAAAAAATATAAGGAATTAATCATCAAAAACTTCTAGGTAAAATAGTGATTTAGCGCCCCAACTCATCGGGTCCACAACTTCCGCAGATGGAACAATATCATCCGCAAATTTTTCGAAGTATCGCTTCTTGATCGTTCGTATTGGTGCTGGAGGATGGAGCCGCACTGAATTTTTTATTAACCAATCCTATATTGGCGCATTTTACGCATTGGACAATACAGCAGACCAGAAAATTCGCTTAGATTACGATGGCACAAAAATTAAGCTGTCAGGATATAGCGGCGGATCATTTAATATCTGTGAGGCTTATGGTTTTGTTTTAAAATGATCAATTACTGAAAATGCGGCCACTGTACTGCTGACCATTGAAATGACGCCCCGGATGTTTCAGCATTTGCATACACATGCACTTTAAATCCTTTTAGTGTCTGCTCAGATATATAATAGGTATAGTTCGATGTATTGAGCGCAAGTGATAGGACATAATTCCCGTTGGAAAATGGTTCGCTAAAAACTACCTCATAGGTATACGTGGCTCCGGCAGCTAAACTCGATTTAAAGGTTCCTGCTTTCCCCTTCCCTAAATCACTATTTCCCAGGCTAATCCTGCAGAGAGGTGTGGCGTGTGGAGAATATGAAAGGTCGTGGGTGACTATGCCACTGAAAGATTATAAAGAAGTGAATGTGTGTTTTATGACAAGTGATGGTACGAAGCTCTGTTCTATGGATGAAATTCCAGAGCTACACATTGATTCAGTACCAATAGCTGACGAAGATCAGAAAATGCTGGTTGCATTACGTGAACCCGTCGAGTTGAGTTTTTCTTTCGATATGCCGGTTCCTCCAAGAGAGTTAATCTTTGCTATGTGTGTGAGATGTACTTGGGAGCAGATACAACAAAATAATTGGAGGAAGCTTCATGGATTCCCTATGAAGCGAAATAAGCATGGGAGACATGTGTAAATATTGTTCTTGTTGGAATGATTATCGTGGAAAATGTGAAACACCATTTTGGTGTCCTGACAAAGAGAGGGTGAACAGGAATTATGATAACCGAGGAAATGATACCGAGGATTGAGCAGGCGTTTGGATTTCCACTGCATGATTGGCAGAAAGATTACCTACTAGGAAATTCTTGTGATTTTCCATCTGAGGATCAACGGCAGGCAGGGAAGACATTTATCTATTGTGTTAAGATTCTTCTGTCTGATGGTGAACCAATACTACATAAGAGATCGGAATTTGCGAAGTTTGTAGACTTCCCCACATATGGACTGGGACAAAAATATTCTTTGTGGTTTGCGGATTATATGAGGGAGATCAATGAAAAACTGGTGGAAGCTGGATTTGAAACGAGGATTGAATAATGAACAATGGAGATTTACATATTGGAATCGATTGGGGCAACGGAGACAATACTGGCGTTTCACTGCTGTGTGGTAACTGTCACCAAGTTATCGATAGTGGCATTTCTGAAAACATGTTCTGCGTTCCGGTTCGGATTCAGAGAAATTGCCCGAAGTGCGGAGCCAGGTTCAGTAGGATTGTGGGGAGGATGAAGTGAAATGTTAAGGCCAGATGCGGAATATGATACTCCTTTGAAGCCTTGTAAAATAAAAATTGATGAAATCTTATATCCAGCTGTTATGCAGGAGCACAGGTTGATTTCAGAAAATATCAATGTAAACAGGGAAATTATTACAGATTGTACAAGCATTCGAAAATACATTTTTGAGGAGCCGTTCGCTGTATTCAAACCAGAGCCTTTTATGGTTGAATGTGACGATGGGTATTGTAGTATATGCTATATGTCTGATAATAGACTGTCAATAATTGAAATGGAAGGATCGAAGATGGATTTTTCCAAAGCAATGAACCTGCCCGAAGAAGGATTTGATGGGCAGGCGGATATAATAGCAGGATGGGTTATCTGCCCTTACTGTTTGAAAAAGCAGTTTAAGGTTAATTCAGATACAAGGATTGAGAGAATGCCGTATAAGTGCAAGAACAGCAAGTGCCGGAGGGAGTTAATTGTGAATGTCTAGGTGTTAGTACAATGCGTGCTGACTTGGGTAAGAGGACCCTGTAAGTAGTTGATACTGGAACAATAACCAGCTATGGATGTACATAAAGTGATGGGGTGAATATGGTCAAACAAATGGATATCTTTGACTTCATCGAAAAGCCACAACCACCAAAAACACAGTTTGAGCAGATATTTTCCATAATTGACAAGCCGGTAATTCGGTGTGCAAATTGCCTTTGCCAGTATTGTGCGAACAATGCAGAAGAAATCTGGAATAAAGTCAAGCCGGAAGAAATGGGAGAGCCATGCTTTAACTGCGATGAGTGCAGAGAGTATACCGGTGAATCCAAGCATAAAATGATGGATTGTGAGCAGTGTAAGGAATTTGTTATCTCTGAATATGGAGCGAATTACAATAGACGGAAATTAAAGTTAATTTAGGGGTGTAAAGATGGGAATGACGGCGAATCAGCTTTCCTTGGTTCGATATGTGGCTGAAAATAATTTAAGCAAGGCAAAACAAGCGGCAATAGCTTGCTGTGCAGAAGATACAACTCAGAAGAACCAATGGGAGGTTAGAAAATATAAAAGCATTTTGATGTCCGGCGGTATGAATCTCATGGAATTACCTGCAAACATATCCTCTTTTGCGACTATGGAGGACTTGTCCCTTACATATATTGGCAACAGGTATTATTTGACCAGTGAGGAAGAACGGCTCTTTGAGTTGATTAAGAAAATGAATGATGTCAGTTTACAACTGATGGAAAAGCAAATCCCATATTTGAACGCAACTCTTCTATATGGGGAAAGCGGCGTGGGGAAAACAGAGTTTTCAAAATTTGCGGCTTATAAGCTGGGACTGCCATATTTATATGTGAATTTTTCCAGAATGCTTGACAGTTATTTGGGCGGCACAGCAAAAAATCTTACCTATCTGTTCAACTATATCAACCAGCAACAGTGCGTTGTGATGCTGGACGAGATTGACAGTCTGGCGGTTAAAAGGGAATATGGAAGTGGCGGTGCGAGTGCGGAGGTTTCACGAAGCACGACCTGTTTATTGCAGCTTTTGGATTCTGTGAGCAATGACCATGTGATTCTTGCGGCAACAAATCTTGTGGAAGATGTAGACACTGCTGTGAAGCGGAGATTCACGCAGAAACACGAACTTTGCAGGCTATCATCGGAGGATAACGAGAAGTTCATGGTTCAATATCTGGAGGACACGGGATTTGAGTATGATGTGGAATCAGTCAAGGAGTATGCAAAATCAAACGTCACGCAGGCAGAGATTATGACGCACATGACGAGAGCGATTGCCAGTATGTTGATTGAGGGCGGTAAAAAGGTTATTTTGTGATTTCCGGGAACCGGAGGAAAGGAAAAGATGGATAAAATACAGGAAATGCAATACCAAAATCTAAGAGAAAATTTTAATGAAGTGGTGAAATGCATTCTAGGTGAATCCTATTACAACGATGGGTCAGACGTTTACACAGGAGATGCATTCAGTTGCCGGGACATAATCCATGAGTTTAACTCGGTAAAAACCGAAATGAGGGTTTGGAAAGCTGGATTTTGGTTTGCATTGGTGTTATTGATAGTGACGAGTGTATTTCGCTAAATTGATATTCGGTGGAGGAAACTATGCAAGACAGTGAAAATATTTTAACAGTAGATAAATTGTTTGGGATTTTAGAAAAACTCAAAAATGGCGGATATGGGGATATGCGAATTAAGTGTGGGGATGTACTTTTGCATGATGATGAAGTCGGTATAAGATATTGTTATCCCGAAGGTAAGCCGGGGGAGGTCTTGTTCCGTGGGCATTTATTTCATCAACCCATTAGTGAAAAGGTAGCCATGTTGAAAGAAGATATTGAAAATGCAATAAATAAGTTTTATGGGTTTTACCAAGAAGATGAGATTTGAAAAACTAAAACCAAATATTTTGTAGTGTCGATTTAAATAGAGCCTGTCTATAAGACGTTTAATGAGCCTTCGGCCTTTGTGAAATAAGCAGAGGAAGGAGGCTTTTTCTATGGATTTCCATGAGCATCGGGAAATAATCAACAAACTAAAGCGGCAGCTTACCACGCCGCCATCATATGATATGCTCAGTGTTCTGCTGAGTGAACTCCAGTATACAATGGAAGATAACCCGGAATTGCCAGTGGATGAACGGGATTTTGTCATGGCGTATTCTGGGTTCATTAAGAAACAGGCAACTATGATGTACGTCGAGACAATGGACCAGCGGTGGGATGACCTGTATTGGCGAACCGTGTTATTTGAGGCTCCGTATCTGTTTGAATCGTATCTGATTTATATGGAGAAAGACCGAAGTCCCATGAAGCGTTTTTACCTTCCACGACGTAAAACACTGAAAGTGGTTGTGGATGATCTACAAGATTTGGAAGATAGGAAACTGGATTTTTATGGTTTATCAATGCCAAGTCGTGTGGGTAAGAGCACAATATGTATTTTCTTTTTGTCATGGGTCGCTGGTAAACGTCCAAATAGCCATAGTGCAATGGGCGGTCACTCTGGAAAATTGGCCAAAGGCTTTTACGGGGAACTTTTGAACCTTGTAAATACTCGTGAATACAAATTTTCAGAGATTTTCCCAGATTCTCCATTACAGAAAACCAGTGCGGAAGATTTGGAAATAAATTTGGACGAGCCGGATCGTTTCGCTACAATTACCTGTCGTGGTATTGATGGAACGTGGACGGGCGCAGTTGATGTATCAGCAGACGGTTATCTTTATGTCGATGACCTTATTCGAGATCGTGAACATTCTCTAAATCCTATTCGTATGGAAAATACCTATCAAGAATACCTCAACAAAATGGTTGACCGTAAGAATGATGGTGCCAAGGAACTGATGGTGGGAACCCGGTGGAATATTATAGATCCCTTGGGGAAAATCGAAATAGAAAATGCTCATAATCCACGATATAGATTCCGAAAGATACCGGCACTCAATGAAAAAGGCGAGTCAAACTTCCAGTATGAGGTTAAAGGTTTTTCAACGCAATATTATAAAGACATGGAAGCACGCCTTGATAAAAATGAGTGGGAGGCGAAATTCCAACAAAGGCCATTTGTTCGCGAAGGCTTATTGTTCCCAGAAGATGAATTGCGCTTTTTCTTCGGTATCCTTCCGGCCAGTGGATTTGTGCGTGTAGTTACGGCCTGTGACGTGGCTTGGGGCGGCGGGGATAGCACTTCAATGCCAATAGGATTTGAGTATGAAAACGGAGATGTATATATAGTTGACTGGGTGTTTAATCGTGGAGCAAAGGAAGTCACAATTCCTATTGTAGAGGGAAAGATTGTTGGAAATAAAATTCAGCAAATAAATTTTGAGGCAAATAACGGTGGTGAGATGTATGCCAAATATGTTGATGATGATTTGATTCGGCAGGGCTATAGGTGTTCAATCACATCAACTAAAGCACCCGGTAAGATGGCGAAGATGGCAAAAATCATTCAGTATTCGGGAGATATTAAACGAAGATTCATTTTCCTGGCGCCTAACCGGCTCATAAAAGAAGCTGCAAAGAACGATCCACCAGGAATTCACCGCTATATGCGGAATCAAGAATATGATGAGGCTATGGATGAATTAACAAAATTTGTTCAAATTGGTGACAACGAGCATGATGATTCACCCGATAGCCTTAGCCAGTTGGAAAGATTTTTGGAGGGTGGATTTACGGCAGAAGTAAAACCTATGCCACGTCCATTTTAGAGAGGAGAATGCGATTATGATTAAGGTGTTAACAAAGGAATATTTGGCTACATATATGTACCTGGAATCAGAAATCAAACGGATTCGCCGTCGAATTAAATACTATGAGGAACATCCTATTCCACGCTTATATGGGGTTGTAAAAGGTTCGCTGGAACAGTTTCCATACACCGAATGTAATTTTGTGGTTTCTGGGCCAACGATCAAATCAGATGAAGAACGAAAAAAGCTGGTTCGGCAGCTTATTATTGATCTTAAAGGAAATGAACGTCTTTTTGAAGATATGAAGTTGGAAATAGAGTGCTTCTTGGAAAAAATCCCTCCAAGTCAGCTTCAAATTAAGAGGATTCTTTTTTTGAAGTACGTGGATCGCAAAACGGACTTTGAGATTGCTGCAGAGTTGAGGTGTGATAGAAGCACAATTAATAAAAAGATAGATCGATATTTGCAAAGTATAGGGTGA